CCTGCACAGACCCGCGGGTCGCCAGCACGTCCGCCGGCCACTGCCACTGGTTGTCAGGCGACCCGGCCATGAAGCGCAGGTCGTCCAGTTCGTCCTCGCGGCTGTCCGAGTAGGCCGACAGCGCCATGGTGTAGCGCCGGCGCATGACCGACAGCCGATCCTTGTCGTCGCTGTCCGATACTTTTCCTGCGGCTTCTACATCGTTGGCGGCCATTACTTGCCTTTCTTAGCCGCTGCGCGCTTGGTTGCGTACGCGATGGCTACAGCCTGTTTTGCCGGCTTGCCGGCAGCAATTTCGGCCTTCACGTTCTTGCGGAAGGCGTCCTTGGAGGTGGACTTTACCAGCGGCATGTCACTTACCCTTCTTGGCTGGCTTGGCCGTCTTGGCAGATTCACGAAACGCCGCGGCGGTAGGGGCGCCCTTGGAGCCGACCTTACGCATCTTCTCGCCAGACCCGGCCGCGATGCGCTCCCGTTTGGCGTGGATGTTGGCGTATAGACCCGGTTTTGCCATTAGCACTTCCACCTTCTCATGCTGGCCTTCGCCCTGTCGGCGTTCTCAGCCTTGGCTACCACGCCGCCCATGCGAGCGCAAAAACGTTTTTTACGCCCCTTGTCCGCCTCGGTCTTGGGGCTGGGGGCCGGAGGCTTCAGGTTGGAGCCTGTCTCACGATTGTACTTGGCGCGGCCCTTGGCGGTCAGGCCCGCACCCTTATCGGTCGGTAGCTTCTCGCCTCGGCCTACGGCCAGCGAAACACTTTTCTTGGCCATCGCGTCCCCGCTGTGCCGGTAAGAGTGTTAGGCGCAGTGGATCAGCGCGAAGTTCAGCACCACCGCTTCGGACAGCGCGCCCGCCGTGATGTTCCGCAGCGTGATAGACGCCGTGCCGGCGCCGAGGACGCTGGTGTAGACGTTGTAGGCCGCGGTCGTGCCGCCGTTGACGTTCAACACGATCACGTCGTTGGCGCTGATGTAGCTGTTGTTCAGCGTAAACGTCACGTTGGTCGTGGCGCCCAGCGACGCGTTGTTCATCGTGATCTGCCCAGCGGGTTTGTTCAGCGTCACCGCGGTCGACTTGCTGGTATCCTGCGTTACAGTGCCTTGCCCGGCGGCGGTGTAGCCAAGCTGCTCGTCAACCAGCACAACATTCGCGCCGTTGATGTCCTGATCGGTGAACGCTACGCCGATTGGTTTCGTGTAGGCCATGGTTACGCCCCCATCCAAGAGTTTGAAATTCCGCCCGGAGCATAGGCCCTGCGCGGTGCCCTGTCAACAAATTCCCGGTGGGCCACAGGAAACGCAAACGTCACCGCGATGGCGTCGGCCGCGTCAGGACTGGCCAGCCCGCGGGCCTTCATATCCTTTTTGCTTTCCAAGAAGATAGTCCCTTTACTGTCCGGTTTCATCATCGGCCCGGTCAGGTCGTTCTTGAGGTAGCGGTCCAGCGGGATGGACGCGTCCTTCAGCCAGGTCCGCATCTCGCCCCACATCTCGGCCCGCTTGTTGCCCCACATCAGCGGGTTCTTCGACTTGTTCCCGAAGTTGACCCCCTTGATCTTGTACCGCTGCTCCTTCAGCCGGTCGACGATGCCGGCGCCTAGGCCGCCCTCGTCGATCACCACCAACGCCGGCTTGTACGTTTCGATGGCGTCGATGACGTGGCCCACCACCGTCATGGTGTCGTCGCCCTTGTGGCGCTTGATCGCCACGATGTCGCGTCCCTGCCGGATGGCGATAACCGTGCTGTCGGACCCGAACCGTGCCGGGTCCACGCCGATGATGATGGGCGCCGACGGGTCTTTGTGCTGCGGCCGCCGCATGGCGTCGTCGACAGTGCTGGCCCCGATGAACTGGTCGTCGGACGCGTTGGGGAACTGACCGTACACCTCGACGTGGGCCTGGGTGCTGTCGGGGCCGTATTCGTCGATGATCTGCTGATAGACCTGCTTGTCCGTATGCTCGACCGTGCGCGCGTCCACGATCTTGGTGTCCCAGAAGTCGCGCTTGGAGTGGAAGCACTCGTAGAAGTAGCCGCTGTTGCGCCGCGGGTTGCTGAACGCCAGCCAGAAGCGGTGCGGCGTGTTCTCCGTGAAGAAGCCCGCCGCGACCGACCAGATGCTGTCGTCGATACCGCTGGCTTCGTCGAACACCAGCATGACCCCGGCGAAGTTGTGGACCCCCGCGTAGGCGTCGGGGTTCTCCGCCGACCACAGCCGGCCCTCGACGCCCCAGTACCGGGTGCCCATCTTGAGGTCGCGCTCCACCAGTTCCGTCAGCCACTTGGCCGGCATCAGCCGCGTGGCGCTGACCTCGAACCAGTGGCTGTTAAGCGCCATCGAGAGCCACTTGGTAATTTCCGCCCATGTGATCGACCGAAGCTGCGCCTCGGAGTTGGCCGACACGATGGTTGTCGAGCCAATCCGCGTGGTCAGCATCCAGATGACCAGCCAACTGACTAAGGCCGACTTGCCGATCCCGCGGCCGGATGATGTCGCCATTCGAAGCGTGTCGAAGTCGATCTTGCCGTTGTTCTGCTTCACATGGTCGGCGATGCGTTGCAGCACCTCGCGCTGCCACTTGCGCGGGCCGTCGAAGTGTTCCAGCGGTGTGCCAGGCTGGCCCCACGGGAACACGAACAACACGAACTTCAGCGGGTCGTCCTTGATGGCCGGCGTCCACAGCCGGCTCATCAGTTCCATTTCGTCGTCGGCGCTATACCGTGTGGTCTGCATTTTCTACCCTATTCGACGACAGCAAGTCTTCATCCGGCACCGTTACCCCCTCGATGACGCGCCGCTGGGCCTCTTGCAGTGCGGAGGTGATGGAGATGGTCTGGTTGACCTCGACCTGCACCGCCTGCTTGGCGACCCAGCCATGGACGTGCTTCAGCACATCCAGCGCCGCCTTGGCGTCGCCGGCGCGGGCGGCGTCATGCAGCACCTTGGACATTTCCATCTCGCCGTCGGCCCGGCCCTTCTCCGCGGCCAGCGCCGCCAGCGGGTCGAACTCGCACAGCGCGCGGTATTCGGTCGGCGTCATGCCGGATGCGAGCGCCAACGCCTCGCCACGCAATCCATTACGCGCGGCGTGATAGATGGCTTCAAGCCGCGCCTCGGTGGCTTCCAATTTGCGCGGCTCATAGGGGAGCGAAAAGACTGCCATAGAGTTTGTATAGCATGGCTGGTTGGGTTTGCAAAAAATAAAAAATTGTTTGCGGACCCTCCGTGACCGGGACGGGGTCCCCGCCGGCCCTCCTCCCCCCGGCCTTCGGCGCGCGGCCGGATGGGCGGGGCAGGCGTGAACATCTGAATAGCTATTCAGATGTCCAGGTGTTTATGTTGCATTGCAGCATAATCTGTTACGTTATAACGTAACATTCCGCCTGGTCGCGCGGATAGGTCATCTAGGTCAAATAGGTCATGCGAAAAACATCGCGCCAGCGCGACGGCGCCAGCTAGCTGCTAACATGATACGCAACGGGTTCTGTTACGTAACGCATAGGCGTGATGCGCGGGGCTTGGGGAGCGATAGGTCATCGCTAGGTCATCTAGGCATTCTAGGTCATGCGTTTTTCATCGCCCCCAAGTGAGATAGTACAACTATCCTATAGGTCATTATACTTTACATATGTTAATTAATATCTAAGTGGCAGTTGGTTAATATAATAATACCTAGAAAGCCTAGGAAAAATGAAAAAAGCCTTTTTCGCCAACTACATAGCCCCGCGCGGCCTGGTTGTCGCCTAGGCTACCTATACATACGCCTAAAACACCTATTTTTTCCGTTTTCGGTTAACGCAACATTACTCCCACATTACCAAAATGTCATGTAATAAATTCTAGGTTGCCTTATTCTTGCCATAATCGGTCTGTAAAAGAATCTACATCGGCAAAACGGATTGCCTATTTTTCGGAGGGAAAAACTATGCGGCATTGGGACACTATCTGGTCATTTGAAACCGAGCGCTTTCGCATCACGTGCGACGTGACGCCAGACGATACAGACCCGGCGGATTGTTTTGATAACGACGACGACATCGAAATGGTGCGCTCTGGCGCGGTGGATTGGTTCATTGCGCGCTTGCGCGTGACGTTAGACGGCGCGGAGATTGCGACGGATTACCTAAGCGCGTGCGCTTATGCTTCTGCATCAGATTTCGCGCATAAAGACCGCGACGGGTATTTCCGCGACATGGTGCGGAGCGCAATTGCAGACGCGCGCCGCGCCTTGGCCAATATGCCCAAAATGCGGAGCGCCTAACATGTCACATAATCTATTGCACGACGCTGCGATATGCGCTTTCTTTCTGGCGCTGTTCGTTTGGCTTCTAGTTTTCTGATCTTGGTTAGCTTCGGCGATGGCAGGCTTGCTTGCCATCATCCAAGCCAATCAGGGCTTGAGTGAGAGGGGAACAGGGTTATGAAGCAATACAACGGCCATCGCTCATGGAACGCGTGGAATGTCAGCTTGTGGCTTCACAATGACGAGGGGCTGTATCGCGCGATGCTGGATTACATCACGCAACACAACACCAAAGACCGCGCGGCGCGCGCCATGGCGCGGGATTACGCGGGAGAGCGCACGCCAGACGGCGGCCGGTTCAACCTGACCACTATTCGCCTTGCGATGCGGGAGGCATGAACCATGACACGCATATACCTAGTCTATTCCGATGACGAGAACGGCGACGACATGAGCCTTGTAGTGGAAGCGCACAACCCCATTGAGGCCGTGCGCCTATGGCGCAATGATTGGGACCTGACCACAGACAAAAAGCCCGGCGCCGTGTTTGAGATGCCAGACCGCACAGGCCGCCCGGCGGTGCATCAGTGGCCTAGCCTAGACAGGGGAGACCGCAACCAATGGTAAAGCAGATAGGCTTGTTCTGGTACATCGTGGGGGCGCCGGGCGGCGCCTTCTATGGCACCCCATGGCCGACCAAGGCCGACGCTGACGAAATCTTGCGCGCCGTGCTGGCGCAGCATGAAAGGGCCGCCCTATGCGCGTCTTAATTGCCTGCGAATACTCCGGCGCCGTGCGGGATGCTTTTCGCGCGCGAGGGCATGACGCCCTATCCTGCGACCTGCTGCCAAGCGAAACGCCCGGCCCGCACTACCAAGGCCCGGTGCAAGACATTCTAGGCG